GGCTACCGCTGCCGACTTGAACGAGACCTCGCTTGAGCAAGGCATCATCGACATCGCTGCGTTCACCGACGAACGTGGCCTGAAGGTTGCCGTCGTTGCCCGTAAGCTGGTGGTCCCGAAGGAACTTCAATTCACGGCTGAACGCCTGATGAAGTCCACCCTCCGTACCGCTACCGCTGACAACGATGTCAACGCTATCAAGTCGATGGGTCTCATCCCGGAAGGTTATGTGGTCAACCACTACCTGACCGATACCGATGCATGGTTCCTCCTGACCGATGCTCCGAATGGCCTGAAGATGTTCCAGCGTTCGGCTATCAAGACCGCCTTTGAAGGCGACTTCGATACTGGCAACGTTCGTTACAAGGCCCGTGAGCGTTATTCGTTCGGCTGGTCTGACCCGCGTGGTATCTACGGTTCGCCGGGTGCTGCTTGATTCTTAACTGAATCGGTGGGAAAGGGGGCTTCGGCCCCCTTTTTCATTTGTTCTTCGTCGTAGTGATGGATTCGATGGCAGTTTGCACATAGGACCAGACACTTCTCACGAATCTCTTTGTAGGCCGCAGCGTACCTACGGTTCTTAATCAGGTTATTTACGTGTTGCTTTTCCGGGTCATCTTGTTTGATGTGGTGAAAGTCAATCACCGCCGGATGAGATACACCACAGTTCTCACAGGATAAAGAGGACTTATATTCCGTCCACTGCCTCTTATATTTGTCCTGTAGGACCTTGTTTCTTTCTATGCATTTTGCCTTATTTTGCTCGTAATACTTTTTGCCGTAAGTCTCGTAATGCGTAGCCATGTAGAGTCCGTCTAGCTTGACCCCCAGACGGTAATCTGGTACAAATGATTTGTCTAGGATTTTCGACCGTATCGACTGGCCTAGCAGACTTTGTAGAGACGATACGGTGAGTGCTACAACACGAGGATTATCATGTCACGCACAACTTTCTCTGGCCCGGTTAAGTCGGACAACGGTTTTGAAGGCGGCATCACCGGTAACGTTACCGGTACTGTTACCGGTAACGTTGACGCTACCGCAGGCTACATCCAACTTCGCACTGCTACCACCGCTCAGATTGCTAGCGCCACCGATTCGGTTAACACCTCGGGCAAGGCAGCAGGCACGATTGTGTTCAATACCACTCTGGGTACCCTGAAGATTGCTACCGGCTCTACCGCCACCAGCACTTGGGTAAACGCTGACGGTACAACTGCTGTTACTCCTGCGTAATAGGAGGCCGACATGGGCTTTTGCAGCGACGTTAAGTCGGCAAATGTCACCACCAGTGCGAGTGTCTTCGGTGGCCGTGGTCGCGTAAAAGCGATTTACGTTCAACCGGGGACAGCCGCCGGTTCGGTGACTATCAAAGATGGCGGCAGCGGTGGCACTAATGTAATTGTGCTCGACACGATTGCAAACGGTCAGGCCGTTTACCTTCAGCTTCCTGAAGATGGCGTGTTGTGCGAAACGAGCGTCTACTGCGCTCTTTCTGGCACTGCCACTAAGGCCACGGTGTTTTACGCCTAGTCATGGCCAAGAAAAAGGGAATGGGAATTGCTGCGTCGGTCAAGTCGGGCAATTTTCGCCCGACAAAGTCTGGTGCGGGCATGACCAAGAAGGGTGTTGCAGCTTACCGTAAAGCCAATCCCGGCAGTAAGTTGCAGACCGCCGTTACCGAAGACAACCCCTCAAAAGGACGCGCAAAGCGGCGAAAGTCGTTTTGCGCTCGTTCGGCTGGACAAGCCAAGATGCATGGGGTGGACTGCTCCGAAACCCCAGAAAAGCGCCTATGCCAAGCAAGACGGCGCTGGAAGTGTTGAAAATGGACCAAAATCACGAAGAAGCAGTCAAACAAGCACTTGATGCCGCATCGGTGGTAACAGTGGTTGGAACCTTGATGGAAGTTCTCCCGGCGATTGCCGCTGCATTCACAATCGTCTGGACGGCTATCCGTATTTATGAAACAAAAACCGTTCAGGATTGGTTCAATCGTGGCAAAAGCACCCCCGAAAAAGGCGAATGATGCCTGCGCCAAGAAGGTAAAGGCCAGATACAAGGTCTGGCCTAGCGCCTATGCCTCTGGCGCAGTTGCTAAGTGCCGTAAGGTAGGGGCGAAGAACTGGGGGAATAAACGTGGCCGTTCGTAAGACAGCCAAGGGTTTGGCTCTCAAGAAGTGGTTTGCTGAGGACTGGGTTGATATTTCCCGGACCGACAAGAAAACCGGAAAGCACCCTGCTTGTGGCCGCAAAGAAGCAAATCTTTCTCAAAAGGGTTACCCGAAGTGCCGCCCCGCAGTCACGGCTGCTAGTATGACGAAGGGCGAAAAACAAGCGTCGGTTCGACGCAAACGCGCCAAGCCGCAAGGTGTTGGTGGTAAGCCAACAAACGTTAAGTGAGGTAAATCATGGCTAGCTGTGGCAAGAAGATGGCAAAGGGCGGCATGGCGGATATCAAGGGCCGTGCTATGAAGGGCGGTTCGATTGACCGCATTGGTCGCGCCGTCATGAAGGACCGTCGTGACCCCGACATCGGTAAGATGAAGAAGGAAGCAAAGCCCATGAAGCTTGAGGACACACACTCCATGTCCAAGATGGGCAAGATGCCGAAGGGCTATAAGAAGGGCGGCGAGATGCTCGTCTCCCCGCGCAAGCGCATGGCTATGGGAAAGGGGAAGTAAAATGAAACCCTTGGGACGAGCAAAAATGGGCCCTATGGCCGATACGGAAATGAAGCCGCTTGGCCGCGCACGAGATGACCGTCGTTCGATGGAACAAGAGCTTAAAGAGGCTGGGGAGCGTGGTGCCGAAAGACTTGGCCCGGGCTACATGAGCAAGGAAGAAAAGGACATCATCCAGAAGATGATGAAGGATGACGAGATGAAGATGAAGCCGAAGGGTTACAAGAAGGGCGGCATGGTCACTCGTGGCCAAGGCTGCGTGTCCCGCAAGAAGTCTTGCAAGATGTGCTAAGGAGAAAACCATGGCCAAGACTACTAAGGCACGTGGAGTAGGTGCAGCTACGCAAGGCTTCGGTGCCGTTTCTAAGGGTGCGGAAGAGACCTACTTCTCGCCGGAACCGGTTGACGAGAACCTTGAGAAGCAAAAGAATGCTGGGGAGATGCCTTCCCCGACGTTCCCGCGTATCCCGCAGCCTACTTCATGGTAAAAAATGAGCACCTCCGGAACCGCCATATTCAACCTTGAGTTAGACGAACTCATAGCAGAAGCCTATGAGCGTTGCGGTATTCAGGCCCGAAGCGGCTATGACATAAAGACCGCCCGGAGGTCGCTTAACCTGATGTTCTTGGATTGGGCCAATCGTGGCCTTAATCTATGGACGATTGAGCAGCGTCAAGTCGCGTTACAAACAGGTTCTTCGTTTTACGCACTGCCTGCCGATACCGTTGACATGCTGTCTGCGGTTATTCGGTACACCAATGGTGGTGTGACTACTGACATTGTGATTGACCGCATTGGTCGTGAAGAATACCTTCACATTCCGGTTAAGTCTCAACAAGCCATGCCGAGTCAGTACTACGTGGAAAGGACCAATACGCCTTTGGTGTATGTGTTCCCCACCCCGGACGATACTCAGCAATACACCCTTGTGTACTACGGCATTCGGCGTATTCAGGATGCCGGAGCGTATACAAACACGGCGGACGTTAACTTCCGTTTTCTCCCGTGTCTTGCTGCTGGGCTGGCGTACTACATCTCCCTCAAGAAGGCCCCTGAGCGCACCGTGATGCTCAAGCAAGTGTACGAGGAAGAGTTCGCCCGGGCCGCACTGGAAGACAGAGAGCGGTCCAGTGTTTACCTTGTACCTGACTTCTCGCGGTAAACCATGGGCGCATATGCCGCTGGTAAATATGCACTAGCCGCATGCGACAGATGCGGCTTTCAGTACTTCTTGAACGAACTCAAGAAGGAATGGACTGGGTTCAAGGTATGCGACGAGTGCTACGAACCAAAGCACCCGCAGCTTGAACCTAAGCGTCACATCAATGACGCGATTGCTCTTAAAGAACCGAGACCGGAACAGCCGGGTCACTTGGAAGTTTTTGTTGGTATTCCGGGGGATAGCACGTTCGGAAGTATCGGCATGATGCCTGACCCCGTGGCACAATACGTCATTGGATATTCTGGACTTGGTCGGGTTACGGTGGAAACGACATGACCTACAGTGAACTGGTAGATGCTATCCGCAGTTACTCCGAAGTGGGTGAGAACGTGTTCACCCCCACGGTGGTGAACAACTTCATCCTGATGGCAGAGAACCGGGTGATGCGGGATGTTGACCTTGATGCCTTCAAGGAATATGACATCGCGTCCCTTTCTTCAACCAACAATCTGGTCGAACTTCCGCCGGGGCTGCTGTTTGTTCAGTACATACAAGTTATCCCGACTAGCGGTGACCGTTACTTTTTGGAGCAGAAAGATAGCTCGTTCATGAACGAGTACATGCCCAACAACAACGACACCAGCAATTTCCCCAAGTACTACGCTTTGTGGGACTCGACCACCATGCAGATTGCTCCCGCACCGGGGGCCTCTGGTGGGTCTCCGATTCAGCTTGAGATGGGCTACTTCAAGAGAGCCCCGCAGTTGTCGGTTGCAACTCCGCAAACGTGGATGTCGGTTAATGCACCGGAAGTGTTGTTCTATGCCTGCATGGTAGAAGCCATGAGTTATACAAAAGGCCCTGACAATATGATGGCGTATTACAATCAACGTTATTCAGATGCTGCTCAGAAGTTGTCCTTTGAGCAGATGGGCCGGTCTCGTAGGGATGAATACAGAGACGGTATGCTGCGTTTCCCCTTGGCTTCTAAGTCACCGTAATCATGGCTATCAGCGTAGACCTCCCAGTTTTGTTAGGCGGTGTTGTGGTTCACACCACCGAAAATCGAGGATTCACCCCCGAAGAGATAACTGACCGGGCGCTTGACCGGATTATCTACGTGGGCCAGAACTCGCACCCCGCTATTCGTGAGCAGGCCGAAGCCTTCCGCGAATCGATTCGTGGGGTAATTCTTTTCTACATGAAAGAAGCCGTAGCGTCCCACAACGTCACGATTTCAAATCGGCTGATTCAAGCGGGTCATCCGGAACTGACCAAACTTTTGGATTAAGGAGCCAATCATGGCAATCACTCAAGCAATGTGCACCTCCTTCAAGGTGGAACTCCTTCAAGGTGTGCACAACTTCACGGCTAGCACGGGCGATGTTTTTAAGATTGCCCTGTACACCTCGTCGGCAACTCTTGATGCCACCACCACTGCATACAGCGCAACCAACGAAGTCTCAGGTACCGGCTATACCGCTGGTGGCAACACGCTGACCAACGTTACTCCGACCTCGTCGGGTACTACGGCATTTACCGACTTTGCTGATACGACTTGGAGCAACTCCACTATTACTGCTCGTGGCGCTCTTATCTATAACAGCACCGACAGCGACAAGGCCGTTTGTGTTCTGGACTTTGGTACCGACAAGACTTCGACTTCGGGCAGCTTCACCATTGTCTTCCCCGCAGCTACTGCTTCCGATGCCATCATCCGTATTGCCTAAAGGTGCGTAAATGCCTCTTGTCATTGCTGACCGCGTAAAAGAAACATCGACCACTACTGGTACTGGCACGATTACGCTCGCTGGTGCCTCAGCGGGGTTCCAGTCTTTTGCTGCGGTTGGTAATGGCAACCAAACGTTTTACACCATTGCAGACCAAAGCGGTACTGATTGGGAGGTGGGCATCGGTACGTACACCGCGTCTGGTACTACGCTGTCCAGAGACACGATTCTTGCTTCATCTAACTC